CAAATGTATTCTGATTCTTTCATATATGCGATTGGCTTGATCCAACCATTACCCCAACATTCCATCAATAACTTTTGATATTCTGCTGGGCAACGCTCAGTAATTTCAAATCCTGCACGTGGTGTCAATGTTAGTTGACCTTTGATATGCCAACCATCATCGCCCGGTTTAATAGTTTTAATTTTGTCTTTTAATTCAGTAACTTTAAACACTTAATACTCCTGTATAAGGACTGTTAAGCCAACGTGCGTAAGTCTCTGCTTGTTCACTAATCTTAGTCAACTCATACTTGCCACAGAATTTCATAAAGTGAATACCAACTTGAGGTATTGTAGTGGTACGAACACCTGTACGAATTGATTCATCAACCAATTGTTTAATTTCGTCAGGCTGTGCTGTTAAGTCAATCAACATTTTATTACGTTGATAACAATCACGCACAACCTGTTCTTCATTATTATGGTCGGTCCAACGTTGCAACATGAAATTATTCCATTTAAAGCCCTGCTTGTCCCGATCCTCGTATGCCTCACGAATACCTACACGATTAGCAGAACCTTTTTCGGGAGCACGGGGGTAGGCAGTGAAAACATTGTCGCCTGCATCACCCCGAATAATCTTCTTAAAAAGTAAGTACTGTGGATCCTCTAACAGTTTGGGCTGTTTAGTTTTCTTATCTAGTATCGGCTTACCTGTGTCTTTAAGATATCCGTTGAGTGTGATAAGTTCATTTGCGACTCCATTGTACTGGAACACTTTATCAGTAATAAGCTGAACATAATCGGAATCAGTGCTAATAATATAATGCGTGTCATTTGGATGTAAGTGAATAAAGCGGGCAATCAAATCGTCAGCCTCAGCCCGCTCATGCCTGAGTACACTAACGTTGGTCTTTTCTTTAATGTAAGAGGTGAACGTTTCATACGTTTTCCAAAACATTTCTGATTCTTCTTTCTCAGCCTCAGTGACTGACATTGCATCAACCACACGATTCTTCTTGTAAGGACCATATACGTCCTTACGCCATGAGCGGCCCTCTAAGCAAAACACTACGTGGTCAATACCATAGCGTCTTACTGCTTGATTAACACTAGCAAGTGTTAAGTGAAGGGCCATGCCTATTTTTTCTTCTGTAGTGCTGTTGTAACTAGCAACATGTCGGGCACGAAAGAAAGTATTTGCAGTATCAATGAGTGCGTATTTCATAGAATCCAGTGTGTAAGTTGAGTAACATGTGTTATTATACACATGTTACTCTTTTCTGTCAAGTTAAACGTCTTCCAAATACTTGTCAGGGAAGTTTTGTATTCCTTCCATTACTGATTTAACATTGTATCGGGTAATGGGTAAGAACTTTTGTTTTAACCTTTTCATTTGAAGTGGGTGACTTTTAATTCTATCCTCTATGATATTTTTCACATATTCAAAATCTACATGTGTATATTTTGGATCAACATACTCACTTGGTTTATGACTTCTGTTTGGGTTTTCTAAGAATTCAAATAATTGACGATTAAGATGATTCTCGCAATTTTTTGTATGCTCATCGTATCCTTCCACTGAACGGTAGTAACAATGAATCATTGCCTCATTATTACCTTTAGTGTAGGATGTAATACGTGATGTAAGATTATTAGATATACCTGGTTTAACCTTACCGTAAACTTCAGCAACATAAAGACCTAAACTCATTTGAACAACTCCTTTTTAGCAGGATCTAAATGATTGAACATTTGAGTTTTATTTTCACTATAGCGTGTAAGTAAATTATTTGGTACATATTGATATGTTCCACCTGCTTTTTTATACAGTTGCATTAACAATACCAATGATGCATCTTTAGGAACACCTTCTGATGCCTCTCCTTTAACTTTTTTGTAGTATTTAGGATACACGTGTTGAGTAAGATTCTTGAACTCGGGCCAACCACCAGCAACCTCTTTAACTAGTGCATTCAAATCACGCATAAACTCTTTGAATTCAGGTGAGTTAAAATCAGCACCTTCTTTAATAAGTCTTTTGCGTAAGTCTTGAAACGGAAGCATTTCAATAGAATCAAGTGGTTCTTGAGGCCAGTAAGTCTGATGGTTCTCGCCAAAGAATTTAATATCTTCTACATCTAATTTATTAATTAAGTTAGCATGAACAATTGCTCCAGGCTTAAACCTATCTACGCTTTCTGGATGAACCGGAGTCAAATCAAAATATTTAAAAGCAACATGCTTTCTATGTGCCATTACATATTTCTCTTGCTTGCTACCATCCAATAGACTACCAAATACATGAATTTTATATTTGTCAAAAGGAAGAATAGGAAGTTTATCTTCACCGTTAATACCTAAAAAATGTTCACGTGCAAAACTGAAATCATTAGTCTCAACAACTTGACAGTTGACTAATACGTTTTGCCAATCACTTGCATCAACATCATCAAACAATCCTAACATGGCACGAATAGCAATAGCCAATACAGTATGTTGACCGTCAGTGATATAATAAGTATTTGTTCCGGGCAAACGAATCACATTAATTGTTGCAGGGCGGCGAGAATCCCATGTAGTTACAATTCTAAACAAATGTTCCCAATCAATTTTTCTCTGCACAGCAAGGGCAGTGAAAAGGTATATAATAGGAATTTGTTCAAGCGTGGGCATTTGTTTATATTTCTGAGGCTTGCCCTTGCACCCCTTTTGATAATCGTCTGTTTTTAAGAAATCCTTGAGTTCTTTAAAAAACTCGCTTTTCTTAAAAGTAGTTACTAGATTAGTAATACTGTTTTGCTCAATATAACCTGGCTTCTGATCCAATTCATTTTTTGGAAGATCCTGTTTGGTTACTTTTTTTGAGTTAGGTACCCATGTGAATTTAAAACTAGACTTTGACATTTTTTTCTCCTTTAAGTTAATGTCTGTGCAACGAATATTATTCAGCGCACAAGTGAATTATACTATAAGAATTGTTAAATGTCAACTAACTTCTGTGCGCCCGTTACCCAAATCACGTGTTTTGATTTCCCGTAAGTCTCTGTTAGTTGGGTCTGCTTGTGCTTGTTCATACACTTCCAAAGCAATGTTCCTACAAACTGTCTGAAACCACCTGTCGATTATCATACTATCTGTATCGTCATCACGCATTTTGTAACCTGCACGAATCAAATTGAGAATGAATTTGTCATTCCAGTCGAGTTCAAATGCACCTGCGTTAATGTTGTCAGGATCAATCTCCATGCTGAGAATGTTTACATAAGGCTCACCTGCCTGAGTTGCTTTTTCTTTAGCAGTTAACTCTACTGTAGGTTTCTTCTCTTTAGGCTTGCGAGGCTTTTTTTCTTTAACAGGTTCTACAACCTTTTCTACTGGCTTCTTTTTAAATCTATCAAATAGTCCCATTTTTTACTTTCTCGTATAATTTAAAGCTGGCAAGATTTTTAGCCTTTGACTCGCACATGATATCAAAGTTATCATAGAATGTCAATGCCCAATCGTTAACAGCCTCGTTCCAATAGTACTCACTATGGGCACGTAGTTTTTGTTTGTTGTGTCCGGCAGCTATCAACGCACCATGATCGGGTGCGATATGTCTGTCATGGTCGATAAGTACATCTTCCCGAGATACGGAATAGTGCATAGTAGGACGCACACCATTCCAACTATCAATAACCTTTTTAACCAAGTCGTTATCATGCTCAATATATTCTCCAGTTTTTACCCAATGATGATGAATGTCCATAACGATTGGCAGCAAGTCAGCCAATTCTAAACAGTCATCTAGTCCCCAACTAATTTCTTCGTTCTCGATAGTAATACAATTACGTGCTTCTTGCGAGAGTTTGGTATAGGCTTTACGAATACCTTCAGGACCTTGTCGTCCACTGATATGCACATTGATTTTGAAATCTTGAAATGTTTTGCCATAGCCCATAAATCTCGCCATATCTGCATGATACTCAAACTCCCGAATACTGTTAGCTACAACGTCTTCCCTGTCGCTTGCCAGAACAACGAATTGGTCTGGGTGAAAACTAAGACGAACATTATTCTGTCGTGCAGTCTCACCTAAGGGTGCAAATTGTTCGCTTAGAAATTTCTGATTGTCATATGAATGCCAGAAGTCAAGAAATTCAGGGTGAGTATAAAAACTAAGCATATCGCTAGTTATACGTAACATACGCAAATTTGGGTCAAGAGTGCTGACTCGTTTGATGAGATTATGGGTATTAGTAATATTGCGTTGTGCAACCTCTAATATCTTATCTTCTGCTACAGACCGAGTTTGGCGCTTTGCCCATGCAAGTGTAGTACCACCAGTATTTAGTCCGTCAACACTTGCGATTTCGCCCTTCTTGTTAATCTCGGCAAATTTGCAAGCAAAACCAATGCGTTTAATAGTCATATATATTGTGTAAAGTATGTGAAGTCTTAAGTATATCACTACTCATATTTAGTGTCAACCGTCAATAATTCCTCTATTGTATAGAGTTTTTTCATGTATTTTGAAGGATTTGACAAAACTGATACTTCTATATCACCTTTTCGCCTAGGACCGTATAAAGTAAAGAATTTCACTTTATTTACGGTTTCAAAGATATGGGTCATTTCTTTGACACTATGCCCGATACCATGACCCAAATTCTCTAAGTTGTTGCTAGGTTCTTCAATAGCCAATTTAAGGGCATGACAAATCTCATTCACATGAACATAGTCACGTATGCAAGTTCCATCTAGTGTATCATAATCTGTACCAAAAATAGTAAAGTCACCTTTAGTATGGGCTTGCATTAGGTTATACATCAATCCGTCGGGGTTTGTGGGGTTGAACCCGTCACTACCGATGACATTGTAAAATCTAAATGTAGTGAATGGGACTTTATTTACTTGACAGAATTCACGTACACAATCTTCTGTTGCACGTTTACTTACACCATAAGCACTCTCGCATTTTTCGGCTGCACCGGTGCTAGCAAAGATAAAGTTCTTTGTCTTAATATTTTGTAGAATATTCAATGTACCAAACAGATTGGTCATGTAATAATCTGTGGGTTCCGTCTCACTTTCACCCACATTGACTAATGCAGCCAAATGAATGATACAATCAAATTGTTTTTCTTCAAGTAAGAGTTTACCCTTAATGTCACGAATATAATGTTTCTTGGGTTTAAACTGTGGGCTTACTTTGTCTAACCCGTATATCTCATATTCATCATTGAGTAGTTTGCTAAGATGACTGCCAATGTAACCTGAATTACCAGTGATTAAAACTTTTTTCATGTAAAATAAAACAGATTTACATCTGTTTCCTCCTCAGTTGGTTCGTAACTTGGATCCTTAGTTAAGTAAGTTTCCTTGTCTGTATAGATTACACGATACTTGTGCTTATTAGTCAATACACTACGAATGTCATCGATACAAATTAAATTTCGACCTAAATCTTTGATATAGTCACTATGTTTAACTGTAGTGTTCTCTAATATTTTGGCTGTATTGCTATTAGATTGTTTTAGTTTGAATTCGTTGAAACAACTGTTCCATTTATGAAACACCCCTGCTTCTAAGTTTCGTGCATCTTGTAATGCACTTTTGTCATACCAAGATTTAGCAGTTGGGTATGCATGATATGCATCCTTAACATCTTCTGCCATTTCTTTCTTGCTAGTTACAAAGAAAAATTTACCCTCAAAATTTTTAGTCCAACGCTGATTTTCTAAACAAAATGTAGGCAACTGTGTAATCTGTTCGTAGAATGCCATACCATAACTCTCAACTATGCTAGGATTAAATGCAACTCTAGCACTTGTCATAAAGTCAACTTTCTCTTGACCAATGATACCCACACGAATTTCATAGGGTACACCAATCTTCTTCAATCGTTCTTCAAACTTCTTAGCGCCATTCGCACTAGTCATTATTTTCGCAGGTAGTTTAGTTTGTTCAATTAATTCTAAAAAAAATTCAGGATTCTTACCTTCTTCCCAACGTCCAATGAACAATATACCCTCACGTGGTTTGTGATGTTCTTCAAGTAATGCTTGCTCTGTAATAGGAATAGGAAGATGATATGCAGTACCGTTAACATTCATTAGATTAAAAATACTTTGTGTACCAACAAAAATATTATCTGTTTCTAATTGTTGACGCATCAACACGTTTGTATTGTATAGAAATGGATTCTTTGTATCTTTAAAAATTTGACTTTCTAAGTGAGTATATGCAATAATTTGGATACAGTCTTCTAATCCCATAGTGCTTGCTACTTGCACAGTTTCGTATGTGTTGCAAACAAATGAATTGTATATATTACTTTCAAGTGCTTTAATAATGGCATTACGAAAGTTAGCCATGCGTTCATAACAAAACGTATCACCGTACATAAAGATACTACTGTGGTCTCCGTAATCAGACTTTGTATTCTTGTGTACTTCACCTTCTTTACCTATAGGATCATCGGGATAAATTATATTGGCTTTTAGTGATTTTACAAATATAGGATCAATTCTACTAGGATTTTTATCAGTAATGATATCAACTTTAATGTTATGACTATCCATCAACTCGCAAAAACTCTTTGCAAATTGACCTATGCCCCCGTGAGGTATAAGTGTTTGATAACTGACTAAGAAGCCAATTCGTTTGTCATATGTTCGCATTCCATACCTCATCTTCTTCGGGTACAGTAACCCAATCTGTCATCTCTGTTGTTTTAAGAAAAGTACCATTACTATCTTTTCTACTATAGTCTATTATATCAAGTTTCTGTCTATATTGCAATACTTTTTCGGGTCCGTCCCACCCAGGCTGTATGAGCCAACGTAGTTCAATCATTTTTGTAGTTCCCAAATAATGTGTTCGGTATAGTCATGCCATTTATGTTCATTCAAAATCAAATTATCTTCAACTCTATAACTTGCTTTTCCCCTATATGCATATTTTAACCAAATATATTTCTTAGTAAGCATACAACGATGTGGCAACCATGCAAACTCTTTTGTCCATGTTGCTATTTTGTAAAAGTACCATTGACTTTCAGATAGTGACCTAGGATTATATCCTAACTTCACTCTGTAGTTATTGTAGTTACTACCGAACATCAAGTTCCCCATTCGTTTTTGAACAGTGGGACTTGTAGTCTGTCACTATATCGCCATCCTTTTTGCATTGCGAGTTCCGCCACAT